ATATCACCTAGTATATTTTCTTTGCTAATTTTTTTGTTTTGATTAGCTTGTACTATCATTGTGTAATCGCCATCATCAAAAGTAGTTGCTTCGGTCATTTCACTAACTTTAATATTTGCCATATTTAATCATCTCCTTTAATTCTTTTATTTCTTCTTGTTGCTCTTTTACAACTTGCCATAAAACACTTACCATTGAATATATGTTAGCACCATCATTATTTCCACTTGTTATTTCTTGTGAATAATTGAAATCATCACCTATTACAAATCCAATTGATTTTTTAACACCATCATCTTCATCTTTGAAGTTATATTTATAAATATCAACTTGATTAAGAATATCTTTAGCATTGGTTAATTTTTCAAAGTTCTTTTTGTTTTCTTCCTTTGATGTTTGTGTTAATGATACACAGGTTATATTACCAGTATTTCCATTTATTGTTGCACCAGTAAAATCGTTATATGATGTTCCTGTTTTTCCACATATGAAATTATCACATACAATATATGTAGAATTAATACCACCAAGACCTATACTTGATATTATGTTATCATTATTATCTTTAACTACTAAACAATTTTTAGGGTCGTTTGAATTAAGTTCAAATATACCACTTACTTCTTTAGTGTTTGTGCTTGTTCCTTGTATAATATTTCTAATTATTATATAATCAGAAGCTTGAATATCTCCACTATTATTTGCATCTAAAACATTAGATAAATTTGTATCTAAAGATATTCTATTTAAAAGATACATAGCAACTAAAGTCATATCAAAATAATTATAATTATATAAACCAAATAAATCTTTTGAAAATGAGTTGGATGTTGTTAAAAACCCTCCAATATCTCCGGCTGTTGCAGTTATCTTACCATCTTCATCAACACTGAAATTAGTGCTTTCAATAACAATATTATCACTTGTTAAATTAATTTCTTTACCCTCAAGTGATATTTTATTTGCGTTAATTTGTATTTCTTCAGGAGATAAATTTATAGCACTAATAACACCATCTTTTTCAACTCTAGCTTCTATTTTGGCTTCTTGTGTATCTATTTTTAATGATGCTTGTTTATTTGTTAATACTGATGTTGTATATTCTTCTTTGCTTGTTTCTATCTCTTCAAATTTTTCAGTAAATATATGTTCTTCAACGCCTTGTGTTATTGTAATTTCGTTGTTAAGTAATAAGCATTGATAAGTATTGCCACGTGCTTCAACATTAAATATATCTAAAAAGTCATAATAACATACACCTGTTGTCTGCAAATCGTTAGCATAATAATACAAGCCATTTAATTTATTTAATATGTTATCAGCTATTTCTTGTGTTTCTCCATTCATTGCTATTAAGTTGTCGGTAATAGTTACCCTTGTCATCTCATTTTCTTTAATAGATTGTGTATCTTCGGCTATGTATTGTAAGTTGTTATCACTATCCAATATTGCCACGCTATTAATTACGCCTATCTTTTCACTTATTTTAACATTTGTGTCTTTTAAATAATCTTCATCAATAGTATCATTTGTTTCATTAGGATAACCTACTATAACTTTATCATTATCATTAATCATTAAATTACCAGCTACTATTTTAGAAATTTCATCAAATATATCTCTATAAGTTACATCTCTATTTTTGTATAAATCTTCGTATATTAATTGTCCTTGATTAACAAACTCACTATCTTCAAATTCAAGTCCAACTTTATCACATATTTTATTAATGAATTGCTTAATTGTAATAGGACATTCAATATTATTTAATCCTCTATATTTAATCATTGAGAATAACATTTTATCATAACAAACATAACTCCAAGTCTCAGTATCCATATTAAATTCTTTTGAATTAATAATATAATTGCCATAGTTTAAGTATTCATAATCCCCATCAACTAAAAGTCCAAATTGTGGATTTACCACAGAGCCTATGTTAAGTTCTTCTTTTGTTTCAAAGTCAAACTCTTTCATTAAACTCTGCAATAAATCACCATTTTTAATAATACTAATTGAGAATATGTCCTCTTCATTTATTTCAACCGGGTCATTATAGTTAGCTTGTTCACTTATTAATTGTAAATTACTTTCAGTAAGTATATTATCTTCACTTTCATTAACTAAATTAAAACTAGAATAATAAATTAATTTACCTTTAATACTTCTACCATATTTTTTTATTTCTTCTTTAAAATCGCTTGTATGTGTCCTCATCAATATAACCTCGGTTCTGTTGCAATTACACTTATATCAAAACTCTCATTTGCTCTAGCTACGTTTGTAAATGTTGATTTATTTAAAGTTGCCCAATCACCTGTGTATGTTTCGATTGTAATATATTGCTTTAATATTGGATCATAAGCATAAGTGGATTGCCATGCACTATCTAAAATTGGTGCTAGTAATTCTAATTCTTGCTGAGTCAATTTCCTAAAAGATAATTTATATTTATTTACAATTCCCATAAACGTGCCAGTAGTTTTTCCTCGTAAATTTCTACCTGTATCAGGTCCCCATAATTTATTCCTACCAAATTCTATTTGAGTTAAATATGGAGCCATAGATACATTATTTATTTTAAAAGAATTTTTATTTAATAACATATTACACCTACCTATTCATTGCAAAATTATTTTGGTTTTGCATCCTTTGTATCTCTCTACTTATTACACGGCCATTCATTGAATTAGTTACATATACAGTTATTGGCATCATATTAGCTAGTCTTTGTAAAGTATCATCAGTTAATGGTAATACGGCTTCTGGACCTCGCTCACCCGCAATATAAGATCCCATCATTACACCAGGCCCAGGATTATTAACAATACCACCTTTGGCTAATCTTGGAAGTGAAATCTTACCAATTTTACCTACTTTTACACCTGGTAGTCCATCAACTACTGATAAAACTCCATTAAATAAACCAATTACAAAATTTATTTTAGTTTCAATATATCTAAATACCGCATTAATTGCTCCTTTAATAATTCCACCTATAACATCTCCAATAACCCCAAAAGCGGATACAAAAATATTTTTTATTGTTATTATTGTAAAAGTCATTTTTGTTAAAAGAATATTTAATACATTAGAAGCAATATTACCTACATTTTGCCATGCAGCTTTCCAATTTCCTGTAAATACATTTCTAACTAATTTAATTATATTATCTAAAATATTTTTTGCAGATTTAAAAGTTGTATTTAATGAATCTCTTATATGTTTAACTTGATCTCGAACTCCTTGTACTATTAACCCAGCAAAAAATCCAAATTTATCTTTAACATTATTCATTAATTGTGTTAACCAATTAACTGCTGAATCGAATAATCCTTTTATTTTTTCCCAATTTGCTATAACAATTCCAGTTATTAAAACTGCTACACCTGCAATAATAGCTGGTAATCCAAAAAAAGCTATTCCTAATCCTACAACTGCAATTCCAATTCCTTGTATTATTTGTCCAAAATTTGCCCATGTAGGATCTTTTAAATATTTTAACAAGCCTTCAACCGCATAAACTATACCCGCTATTGTTATACCAATTCCAAGTGCTTGTAAAGGTTTAAATCCCATTTCTAATAATTTTAAAGCTGCTCCAATTCCTAAAATAATTGCAATTAACTCATCACCATGCTTTAATAAATTCTCCATCCATTTAGGTAATTTAACTTCTTTTAATTTTAAATTTGGTAAAACATCACCATTAGCACCGCCACCGGCACCACCACCACTAGAAGAATTGTCTGATAAAACATTCATTTCATCAAATCCCGCTAATTGTTTATTTATTTCTTTAGCTGATTTTGCACCTTTTGATAAAGAATCTTGGCTACTTTCCATTGCTTTTTGGTATTTATCAACGCCGGTATTTTTAAAAACATCATAACCTGTTAATAATTTTATAATAGTTCCAACTATTGATAATAATTTATATGCCCATTCAACTATCCTTTTTATTAATGGTTCTAATGCACTAGCAAGAGCAAATCTTATATAGCTTAAATTACTAGCTAATTGTTTATCATATTGAGATAAAGTACTCATCGCTTGTCTTACAAACATGTAAGCTGACCTCACTCCAAAAATTGCTAACCCCCAGCGTACAACTTTTTTAGTTACATTTTCTACGGATTTACCAACTTTATCAATTGAACCTTTTATACTTGAAACATCTCTTGTTCTTCTTAATTCGGCATTTGTTTCTTGTATTTTTTGTTTTAAACTTTCTTGACTTTTAACATTTTCATTAATTTTTTTATCAATATCTTCTACTTTTTCTGATTGCATAGAATATTTTGAATTAAGTTCTTCTAACTCAATTTTTTCATTTCCCAAAATAAAATTTACTTGTTCTTGTGTTTGTGCTTGTTCTAGCATTTTATTTGTTGATTCTTCAATTAATTGTTTTTGTTTCTCATATTCTTTATTATCAAGATTAATTTTTGCTTTTATTTCCGCTAATTTTTCAGCTTCTTTTTGTTTTTGTTCTAATTCTCTTGTTAATTTTCTATATTGACTTTCTAACTCTTTTGTTGTTAGTTTAGTTCCAATTGTAATCCAACCATCAACTTCGCTCATATTTTCACTCCTTTCTTAATTTATTTAAGAAATTCATAGCACTTTCTTTTTCTTTTTCAGTTGGTTTCCTTTTTTTCTTTTGATTTTTCTTTAAAGCAAATTGTTTTTGCATTTTTATTAATTTATCTCTTTCTTTTTTATCCTTTATATCATTTGGATTCATATTTCTTAAATTTCTAATTCTATTTAATACGCAGCAATTACCTAACTCACTATTAGATAATCCATTTAAAAGTTTATAAAATTTCCACCAATGAATCTCCTCAGCATCAATATCAAGTCCATTATAATCACTATACATTGAAGTCCAAATTAAATCATAATCTTGTATATAATCCATATCAGGTTTTTCATTAGTATTAACCACTTTTTCTTTACCACATGAAAGGTATTTTTTAGCTAATTCTAGCAACTTTTCATAGTGGTCTGGTGTATTTATACCATCATCACCAAAAAGTAAGTATATGATAGCTAAAACACGTTCATAATCCCCTATGTTTTCATCTTCGGCTACTCTATTACATTCAATAGCAACTCTAAAGTCAGTATTAATTTTATACCTTTTGCCTTCAACCTCTACATATTTAGGATACATTATCTTAACACTTCTTCATTTCTTTTTATTGCTTTTCCATACTTTTCTTTAATTTTTTTCTCAATACTTTCTTGACTAGTTTTTATATGTGGTGAGATAAATTTTTCAATTAATTCATCAATTTCATCTAATGTAGTCCAACCCAATTTTCTTCCATTTAATAATTTTTGAACCCCATTTTCACCTAAAAACATATTATATACTTCAACCTCTTTTTTAAAAAATTGGTTAATTATTTCGATTTCATCTTTTTGGTTTTTAGTAAGCAAATTTTTTCCTTTAACATCTTGTCTTTTTTCAATTATTCTTATTTGGTTTCTTGCCCACTCTCTATTCTTTTTATCCATTTCTAACATTTTTTCGTATTTTAATGGTAATTCCAAATCTTCAAAATCAAATTCTAAAAATTCACCAGTTTCTTTGCCATCCGCTGTTTTTATTCCAAATCTTAGTATATTGTTTTTATTTAATTGAATATAATTGTCTTTCATTATTAATGCATCTCTCTTTCTAAAATAAAAGAAGGTTAAGGGTTTCCCCTTTTAACCCTCTTCAAAGGTTTTTATTATAATCCAACTGTTGGTGTAAATGTTGGCTTTCCAGTGGTTTCATCAAATGTTACTGTTCCTTTTACTGCATCTCCATCGTAGTATAAATCGTATTCTACAACGGCGTTTTCATTCATGAATTGTGTAATAGCAACAATTCCATCTGTTAATGTAGCAGGATATACACCATTTTCACCAGCAAATATATCAACATCAACGATGTGTGTCTTGTAATTTAATTTATCTCTACCATTTGCAATAAAATCAAATACAGGATCACCTTTATATGCTGTTTGAGATACGCTACCTTGTTTCTGATTAGATTCATGTACATTTCTAGCGTTTTTTTCGATTATCCATTTCTCTTGTTCTACCTGCGGATTATAAGCAATACCGTAGTCCACGATTCCAATTCCCAGTACCTCTAAATCCATTGAATTAGCACTTGGTGTTACATCTAAAAATGTAACAAGTGAATTATCTCTATCTAGCTTTTCAATATCATTAGGAATTAACTTACTCATATCTATTGCAGCCATTTTATTCCTCCTTTATTTCTTTATTCTATATGTAATTTGAATTTGAATATCAAATTCCGCTGTGTTAGTTTCCGCAGAACTCATAGTTCCACAATTTAAACATTCTATATCTTCAATACCTTCAATCTCTGGTAATATACCATTTTCATTATTAGATTTTATTATAGCTTCAAAATCTTCAAAGAACCCTATATTATTAAGATTAACTATTACATCTTGTGAGTAAGGCATCCTACTACGGAATGAAAATACATCTCTATGTATTTCTACACCACTTATCCATTTTTCCACGGTTGTTTGTGTTGGTATTTTATCAAGTGAATAATTATTTATATCATTACTTAACATATTAGTATTAATTTGATAATTTTCGTCCGTCATAAGAGTATCTATTATATTAAACAAGTAATCACGCAACTTAGTGATTCTTTTCATAGAATAATCCATTATTTGTCACCTCCATGAGTTCTAACAAATTGCCCTACTTCTTTAACTACCTCTTGCATGTGTGCGGATTTCATTCTTTTATCCCATTTTGGCCCTGTTCCAGGTGTAGTCCATTTTTTTATAACATGGCTTCCATCTTTCCTTTTTCCAAAATATTGATAACTTGCATAAGGACTTTGATATGTTATGCTATCCACTTTAATATCAACATTTGTCCTTAAACTTACTTTTGAATTTTTACCACTCATTGGCACATATTGATCCATTTTTTTATAACAAGTTTCAGTAAAGAAAGCATGAGCGGGTCCACCCTCTTGTATATTCAACCTTCGTTTTATTTTATCTAATGAGTTTATTCTTATACCCATTATCTTCCCCCAATATGGATGTGTGGATTAGTTCCAAATTTATTGTCATTAATACTTGTTATGTTATAAATTTCATAATTTTTCAAATCTTGTTGTGTAGAAATATCTAAAGTACAATTACCTTTTACAATAATATCCCCAATGTTAAAATTTTTAATATCTAAGTTATTATTTAATTGATAAAATAATCTAACCTCAACATCATTGGCATTATCATATCCTTTATTTATTCCAGCACCTTTACCACCAAAAAACCACGCTTTTGAATAATTAAACCTTATCCATGTTTCAGTCCTTGTTGTAATATCTAATCCTTTATGATAAATTGTTACTGCATTATTTACTAACATTATTGAACCCCTAAAAATAATATATGCTCATCATTAACTATAACACCTGAAAGATAGGTCATTATTATGTCATCTATTTCATTATTTTTGGTTTTTAGAACCTCTTGTATTTGGCTACCGGTTACGTAGCTTACACTATAACCATCTATATTTTCACTGGCTATATTTCTACTAACCGAATCTAAACCTTGATCGTAGCTTGTCATAACATTCATTAATTTAAAAACACATAATTTTACTTCTTTTGGAATTTTATCAACATTCTTTAATCTATTTTGAGTTCTTTCATCAATTCTTCTTCTACATTCAAATTCTAATAGTTGAAAAGGCGTTAGGTCAATAGTACCACCTAGTGCCTTATATTCTTCATAAGTTAGGTATTGTCCACTAAATTCCATAAACGCCTCCTTCTAAATTATATTCCTTCAGTTTCACTTGAAGTTGTTGAAGCTGGTTTTAAACTTGCAAATGGGAATCTTGCATTTGTTTCATTTAAAGCATTAACAGGGTTAGGAATTTCCCATCCTAATCTCATAACTACACGTAATGCAACCATGTCATCTTGTGCTAAGTTATAAAGAATAGAACCATCACTAGGATCTTGAATAACTGCTTCAGTCAATACTTTATAAGTTATATCTTGTCTTATAGAATATACTGCTTGTGAGAAATCACCAGCTACTAAAGTAGATACACTTTTATCCCAAACACCATTATCCATAAATTCTCTCTTAACTGAACCTATTTCAGTAGTATTTAAAGGTTGTCCAGTTGTATCAGTCATCATACGGAATTTTCCTTTTAGTCCAACTCCACCTAAGATGCCGTTAACTTCGTAACCGCTTTCCTCAACTTTAGTCATAACATCATTAATATCACTATATAATCTACCAGTTTCATTAACCTCAGCACCAGCACTTACTACTGATGGAACAAGACCGGCTCTCCAATCAGTTGGTTTATCTACACCAAAGAACATAGCGTTATCTATTTTCTTTGCAAAAGCTTCTTCAACTCTTGGTCTTACTGTTGCCCAAATATCAATTGAGCTATCATTTAATAAGTTTTCTTTTATTGGAACAATTACTGCTAATTCAGCTATATTAATAAATTTCTTATCCCAAGCTAATTTTGTAATATTTTTTCTTCCGTTGTTAGTTGTTTCATCAACGAAATATGCAACAGGTAGTGAATCTAAAACTCTTAATTTAGTTTTATCACTTGTTGCGTTTGGTAATCTTCTAAACATTGATAATGCTTTTGATTTTCTAATAGTTCCTTCAAATATCTCATTGGCAACTTGAGTTTCTATTAGAGCATCTACATCATTTCTAGTTATTGCCATTTTTCATCTCTCCTTCTTAATTATTATGTACCGCATTTCTAAGCACATCATTCATAATATCATTTGTGCTAGTTGGTTGTGTTCCTCCACTTGCTAAAGTAGGTGAACTTTGCACTTTCTTAACTACTGTGTCTCCAAAATATTGTGGATTTTCTTTTTTGTAGCTTTCTAGTGCTGTGGCAAAATCAGTTTCATCATTAACATTTGCCATAATTTCACTTGTAACAAACTTGCTAAATTCCTTTTTTACATTGCTATCACTCATTTGTATTTGAGCTTTTAAATCTTTGTTTTCGTTTGTTACTGTTTCAAGATTTTTTAATGATTCAGCATTAGTTTCAATCTTACCATTCAACTCTTTTATTTGATCCGCATAATTAGAATTTTGGCCTTTTAATTCTTCAACTTGTTCTTTTAGTTTCGTATAGCCTTTTCCAACCTCGGCCATTATTGTGTCAACGGTCTCTTCATCTAATTCTAAACCTCTTAAAAATTCTCTCATAATATCTTCCTCCTACATTTCTTTTACGAGTCATGAACTCGTGAGATTCTAATATTTTTTTGGTTTAACGCACCATTACGCTAAAGCTGTTTCCAACTCTAATAAAACTATATCAAAAAAAAAGTAAGTTGTCAAAACTTACTTATTTTATATTTCTCATATCTTTAAAATCTTCAAATGATATTTTACTTGCAGGATGCTCTTTTAAATATTTTTGGTATGCTTTTCTTCGCAATGTGTTTGTTATTTGATTGTTATTTTCTTTTCTTTCATTCAAATTATCATCAACTTTACCTTCTCTTATTTCATATTTTGGTGTTTTTTCCCAATTATAAGATTTTTGTAAAGATTTATCAGTTTCATACATTTCTTTTAGTTGCCTTTCAGCCATTTCTTTTGTTGGTGAACTTACCATTATTTGTCCATTGTCTTTGTTGTATATATTATATCTTGGCAAATCTCTTTTTTCCATTTCTTCATTTATTTTTTTCATTCCATTTTCATATCTTAATGTATCGGTTTTTTTAAATATTTCATCTTTTTTGCCATTATATGTTCTTCTATCTCCAACTTGTCTATTTGAAGCTTCTTTGTATAATTCACTTTGTTTATTTAATGCTTCTCTTAACTCGTTATCGGTCAAATTAGATAAATTAGCGTGTGTAAAATCACCACTATAATCTATTTTACCATCATATACTGGAACATTATCATCATTAGCATATCCAAATCCCCAACGTTTTGTTCCCTCATATTTATTTTGTTCTTTAATTTCATCAGCAAATGTTTTAACGCCACTTTCTTTTATTAAATCTGCTGTTTTTTGCCCTGGTGATTTGTTGCCTTCTATTGATTTTTGCTCTTTTTTGTATCTTTCTTCCACTCTTTTT